AGCCCTTCTAATTATCAAAGATGCTTTAGATGTCTGGAAACAAGAACAAGCAGAGAAAACAGCATTCTATCAAGTGAAAGCTCAAGCAGTTATTGATTATAACGATACTGTATTGAAACAAGCACAGCAAATAGAAACTAAGGCACAAGAACAAGAACATAAAATGGAGAATAAAAAATGAACGATTTCGAAATAAAACAAATGAAGGTAGAGCTTGAAGAGCTCAGAGCAAGAATAGATACACTGGAAAAAGAGGTATTATATGGCACCAAAGAAGAAGACGACCAGAAAAAAGACGACAAGGCGTAAAGCCCCAGCTCGTAAGAAGAAAACAAAGTCTAGAGTAAACGAGGCAGGTAATTATACCAAACCTACAATGAGAAAGAGACTATTTAATAAAATTAAAGCTGGTGGTAAAGGTGGAGCTCCCGGTCAATGGTCAGCTAGAAAAGCACAGATGCTAGCTAGACAATACAAAGCAGCAGGTGGAGGATACCGATAATGGCCCCACTCAAGAAGTCTCAGAAGTCCCTAAAGAAATGGGGTAAACAAAAATGGGGCTATGTAACTAAAGGTGATGCTAAAAAACCCAAATCCAAACGTGGTAGGTATCTACCTAAGAATGTGCGCAGTAAATTAACACCATCCCAGAAAGCAGCAACGAATCGAAAGAAACGTAAAGCTGGTGGGGTAGGAAGTAGAGCTAAATACTCTAAAAAAATTAAAAAAGCAGTAAGGAGGAGTAAATAATGCCATACGGTAAAGGAACATACGGAAAAAAAGTAGGACGACCTAAAAAGAAGAAAACTAAGAAGAGGAAGAAATAATGGCCCCTAAAAAGAAAAAGGACGCCAAATTAACTAGAGCAGGTGTATCAGGGTACAATAAACCTAAGAGAACACCTAACCACCCTAAAAAGTCACACGTAGTTGTAGCAAAAGAAGGCGGTAAGACTAAACTTATTAGATTTGGTCAACAAGGTGTAACTACAGCCGGTAAGAAAACAGATAAGAAATCTAAAGCCCGAAGGAAGAGTTTTAAAGCGCGTCACGCTAAAAACATCAAGAAAGGTAAAATGTCTGCAGCATACTGGGCTAATAAAGTTAAATGGTAAGCTTTATATACTAGGGGTGCGTAATTATTAAAGGGTAACTCGCTAGGGCCAAGGCTCCATAGGAATGCTTACGCAAGCGTCCAAGAGAAACCCCCAATATGGGATATCAACATATGAACAATACAAACAATGAAACAGCAGGAAATGAGACAGCAGATGATGGTAACATCACAGCTATCTTAGATACTGTAGAAGAATCTGGAATGTTAGACACTTTGATGGATGAACCATTACTTATGGCATTAGCTGCATTAGTATTAGGTTTAGGCGGTTATATCGCTTATACCGTACCAGCAGTGAAACAGTTAGTTTTTAAGTATATTAAGAACAACGAAGCTGAGTTAATGGGTTTATTAGATAAGAACCTAACTAAAGTACAGATGAAAGCTTTTGAAAAGCTTGACGAACAGGCACAGAAGCACGTTAAAGATTCATTAGTCCGAAATGTATTAATTACAGCTTGGGACGAGAAGGATGACGAGCTTGCCGGTCTAGTAAAATCTAAAGTCAAAGCAGCCCTCGATGAAGGGAAAGGGCTTTGAACGTAGAGGAATACGAGACTAGATTACGCGAGAGGGTTGGAGAGGCTGAATATGGTAGACATAAAGAGCTTGTCCGCCTTCTGGCACGTAATCTTGCGCTTGAAGACTTGCTTTGGTCGGAAATTCTTGTATGTATTCGGGATGTTAACGCTAGAACAGAGTTATTGCGACAACGAAACCAAATAGTACGTGATATCCACACAGAATTCAGAGCACTGAATATACAAGTACCAGACTTGGTAGAACAACGAACTGAGGACTTCGGGTCCTTTTTGGAGACACTAGATGACAAAGACACAAGTAAAGAATCAGACGAAGGGGCTAAAAGCAGCTCTGAGTAGTAAAGGTACTTACGATTCAAAAAAATTAGAAGATATATTCGAACAGTGTAGACATGATGAAGAAAAAATGCAAAAACTGGTCAGAGCATTTTGTCATACCTATTTAATTGACAATAAATCAAGACCTTTAAAATTAAGACCATTACAAGAAGATATAATTGTAAAGTCTCTAACTTATCCTAAAAGCGGTTCTCAGCGCAAATTAGCAATCCTAGCTCCACGAGGCAGTGGGAAATCATTCGCTTTATCAGTAGCTGTAGTTGTTTACATGTTTTTTAACCGTTTTAGGGATTTAATATTTATTTTGGCTCCAACTGAGGACCAAGCCGCTCTTATCTTCAATTATGTATATAGACATTTTGCAGATAATAAATTTCTAGATAGCTTAGTAGATGGGTATCGTTTTCATAACAAGCCCAATATAACACTTAAGGGGGGCACTATAATGCGAAGAGCTCCATTGGCGCCTACTAATCAAGGACAAGCTATACGGGGCCAACATCCTACTTTTCTAATCGTTGATGAGTCTCCACTCATCGATGATAAATTATTCGTAGATAATGTAGAGCCTTGTATAATATCTAACAAAGCTCCATTTATAAATCTAGGAACTCCTAAATCTAAAGACAATCATATGTGGAGATACTTATATGACGATAATTATAGTGATACTTTTACACGTCTACACTATACATGGAGAGACGCAGTGAAACCCGGAGAGGCCTATGCTGCTCCGTACACCGAAGAAGAAATGTTAGATAAGATGACTGAATGGGGAGAAGATTCTATTCACTGGAGAACAGAATACGAATGTGAGTTTGTAGAGAGTGTATCGAACGTTTTTAATCCAGAAAAAGTAAAAAGGTGCTGTGATGATTATCAACTTATTAAAATCGATGGAGAAAACGGAGGGGAGAGAGGCCGTAATATTACTATTGCTGTTGACATTGGCAAATCTGTCAATTCTACTGTTATTAGTGCATGGGGTCTTGAAAAGTCTTCTACCGACAATATTGCTAGACTTGTATACATTGAAGAAATATCTTCTAGAACTGGTGGACACGATATTCCATACCAACGTAAACGTATTATGGATGTTGCTCGCGGTCTTGGTGCCGACAAAGTTATTATTGACGCTACTGGGATTGGTGGGGCAATTGAACAAGACATCAGGAGGGCGTGTATAGATGATTCTATTCATTTCATTGGTTTTGTTTTTACGGGAGGCCCTAAAGGTACTAAAACGCAAATGTATAGGGATTACCAGTCTTATTTACAACAAGGAAGAGTAAGAGTACCCAATCCTAAAGATTTACCTAAAGAACAGGCTAAATGTGTTAACAAGTGGATAAGAGAACATATAGACCTACAATATGTAATGGATGCTGCTAATAAAACAGAAAAGATATCAGCACCTAGTGGTAAACATGATGATTACTGTGATAGTTCAGCAATGGGTATACATGCTACACTATCTATGCTACCATCTAGTGGTACATTCGGTTCTAGTAACGTTTCTAGCAACAATACGCGTAGAAACACACAGACCCGCAGTGGATACACTAGTCATGGCATTTTTAACACTAGAAGACGCAATAATCGGCTAAATAAACCCAGTTTAAGTAATTTATGACAAAAGCTTTATATACTATATATCGTTAATATTAAATAGCCATGTCGTTTCTAGATAATATTAGACGACGCTTTGCAGTCACTGGCAGCAATCCAGCGTTTAAAAAGGACGAACCCCGCAGTTTTGGAGCGGGTGTAATAAAAAGAATAAAGTTAACCAATAACAGCTTTACAGGTAATGACTATGAGAAACATATTGGTAACCCTCAAACATATATGAGAGTATACCTTTCTGACCCAATAGTCAGAACTTTAATAGACTTACCTTGTTTATATGCTGTTAAAGATAATTATGACATTGTCACAGATGATGACAGTGTTAGGGAAAGAGTTGAAGAGATGTTTAGAGATATAAACATCGAAACTATTTTATATTCTTGGTTACGTAATGCTAGAATATTTGGTAATGGGTATTTAGAGTGGACTGGAGACAATTTAGTTGTCAGGTCTAGTCAAAATATGTATGTTAAACGTGATGAACACGGCCAAGTTATGTATTACTACCAAGATTTAGGTACTGATAAAGAATCTATACGTTTTGAAGAAGATGAAATAGTAGAAATCAAAAACAACCCATTCGATGATTATGCATATGGTTTAAGCGATGTACACCCTATTTTATATTTAGTAGACTTAAAAGACTACGCAGAGAGAGATATAGGTGCAGCATTGAATAAATATGCAACTTCTAGATACGATGTGTCATGTGGGTTACCAGATATGCCCTACGGTCCAGATAAAATCAATGAAGTAGTTGAAGCTTTCAACACTTTAGGACCGGGAGAGGATATTATACATGGTAACGACATACAAATAAAAGAAATACAAGGGACCCAAAGAGCCTTTGAGTATGGAAAATATACCGATGATATATTGGACAAGATACATATAGCATTAAAGGTTCCAAAAACTATGTTTACGGACCCAGATAAAGCACGTCCAGTATTTGAACCATATGTTAGATACTTACAAACTATGGTAGAAACAGCTATGAACGCACAATTAATGCCACAATTAGAAAATGGTGAAGCCAAATTCAAATTCAGGCAGATAAATGTTGATGATGCATTCACGAAAGCTAAAACAGACATGATTTACTTATCCGAGGGAGTGCTATCACCCGGAGAAGTCAGAGAAGAAAGGGGACTTGACCCTGAAGGAGTAGAAGAATTAAAGATGGAAACTTCTGAAGATGTCAAAGCATCACCACTTGAAACGGATAAAAATGTAAATATCTCTGGAGGAAAGGATGAAGATAAGAAAGAAGAGTCCGCCAGAGCACAAAATAGAGGCAACAAGCCTTCCGCAAACGCAACAGGAGACAGAGCATGAGTTATAACAAATGTGTAATCAATGTTAGCAAAACGCTACAGAAACGTGGTTCTGAGAATCACGAAGAAGAAGCCCAAAACATGTGTAACATGTGGGCTGAGGAGAATGGTGTTGAGCGGGAATTCGGTAGAACTACATCAGAGGAACCAAGAAGAAGGTCGTTTGCTTTAGACGTAGCAGAGTCTAACAACTTGACAATTTCAGAGAGCGATGGGATTTCAACCGTGGAATTCCCAGTAATCGCCATTACGTCCGGACCTCATGAATATGAGGAAGATGGACAAGAACAAAAGGTCTTTATAGACCCTATGACGCTTCAAGGTAGTTTGGATAGCTTTAACGAGCTACCAATCTATGTTGACCATCAAAGAACAGCTGAGGATTTAATCGGCATGGCTACTGAGCCTGAGTTTGTTCAGATGGATAATGGAAAGACAGCAGTGAAAATGTTGGCAACGGTATCTGATAAATACCCACGTGGCCAAGAAGTATTGGAGAAAGTGAAAGACGGGGACATGACTCATGTTAGCATTGATTGGTTCTCAAACGATGTTGACGTGATGGGTGACACATACGCCACCAACATACGTCCCACAGAGGTAAGTTTCATCGACAATAAATCGATGGACCCCGTCTGCAAGGAATGTACAATAGAAGACAAGGAATGTGAACAACGTGCTGAGAAAGATGACCACGACTGTGGTTGTGGTGGTGTAGAAACAGCATGTGAATGTGAAGACGGGAACAAAGAGGTAGATACTATGACAGAAGAAACCCCTAAGAACTCCGATGCAGAAAAAATTGTCGAACGCGAGTTCGCTTCATTAAGGCAACAACTCGAAGAAGCAGAAGCTTCCAAGAAAGAAATCGAATCTGAATTCAAAGCAGCTATGAAAGAATTAGAAACTTTCAAGAAAGCAGAAGAAGAAAGATTAGAGAAAGAAGCCGCAGATGCTAAGTCTGCAAGTATTGAAGCAATCATATCCAAAGAAGTCTTATTCGGTTCAATCGAAGAAGATAAAAAGGATGCTCGTATCGAGGAACTTTCCGCATGGGATAATATGAAGCTGACTGGTTTCAGCGAAGCTCTAGCAGCAATGCCAGAGCCACAAGTGGACTCCGAAAGAACTTTCGGAAAAGGAAAAGCTAGCGAAGGCGAAGCAATTCCAGAAGAGACCGAGCGCAAGTTCGGTGTAAAAATGGTTAACGGACGAATCGTCCTTAACAAAGAAGTATTAAAAGGTGAATAAAAATGGCAACAGAAGTTTTAGTTAACGACGGTGGTGCACCTTCACGAATACTTCCTTTCACAGCAGGTAGTGCAATATCAGCAGGAAGGATGGTCACACTCGCATCAGATGGAGAAGTGGACCAATCCGGAGCTGACGCACACAACGCTATCGGTGTAGCAATGGTAGACGCTTCTTCAGGAAGTATCTTACCAGTTGTAACCGGAAAAGGAGTAATTTGTAATGTCGCTTGTTCAGGAACAATCGACGAAGGAAAACTATTAGACGTCACAGCAGACGGTGTCCTTATTACAGGAACCGACGCAACAATAGCCGCATCTGGTACAATATGTGGTGTAGCAATGACAGGAGCAACCCTAGGGTCTACTGTAACTTTGTTACCAGTACTAATGAGGAACTAAGGTGATTTAAATGGTCGACGCAACTCCCGGTATACTAACAAGCCTAAACACTGGCTCAGTCAACGGAGGACTCGGAGAAAGAGTTCTTGTTGATTACAAAGACGCTATAATGGACTACAAGGTCACTGACCTTCCAGCAATGGCACTCTTTGGAGACCAGATGTCAACAGACACAGGCGGTAATATTGATATTACTATGAACAGACCTAGCATGAAGCTAGAACAAATAGATGAAGGAACAACTCCTCAATACCAACACACAAAACTACGCTCTGAGAGAGTCGGAGTTAAGGAGTGGGGTATTGCAGTAGGTGTTACCCGCAGAATGATTGAAGATTCAAGGTTCAACGAAGTTGAAATGGCTTTGAATGAAGCAAGAAAAGCTGTAGACCGTCACATGACCCAACACATTGTTAAGGTCGTTTTCGGAGCACACGCTGGAGATGCTGATTTCGGAACTATCGCAATTGACGAAACAACCACTGAATCAGCTATCACGACTTTCGCAACAAACCCGTACGCAGGTTTCTTGGGAGCAAGTATTTCCGCATCAGATATTGACAGCGGAAGTTCACGTGTAAACTCTTACGGTAACGAGTCAGACGCAAGATTGATTCGAGACCACTACTTTAGAGCAGCAGGTGACACAGCTGGAGATTTAGCATTGAAAGATATAGTAACTGCTATTGACCTAGTTGGTGCTGGTGGATATAATGCAACACACATTATGATATCCCCTGCCCACTACAAAGCTCTCTTAGACCTAGGCGACTTCGTAACTGCTTTCACAGCAGGACAAGGAGGAGCAGGAGCAGACGGAAACAACCCAACGACCGCTGCTATGATGCCCGGTTCACCAGTCTCTGAGACTGCAAGAACAGGAGTCGTAGGAAGCATCTACGGTTTAACAGTTGTTGTAAACGCATGGGTTCCTTCAACTCGATTCGCAGTATTCGATTTGGGAACTAAACCTATGGTTTATGTAGAAAGAAGACCATTGACAGTTGAAGAAGCAAATCCCGGATTTGGAATTGTTGGTTCATACATGTCTATGAGATACGGTTTGAAGATTATACGCCCAGAAGTTGGATGTATTTTCATCAACGGTGCTTCAGGTTAGATACTTAGTTTAGATTATTGTTTAATTAAATTAAGATAGGCTCGGAGGGAGCCTTAATCCCTCCACTATATATTTTCACATGTTCCTTGTGAGGAGTTCCAATGCCCAGTAGACAATTAAGAAAAGAATTACAAAGTAGAGAAATCGGAACCGCAACCAAGAATTGGGTCTTGTCTAAAGTTCAAT